GTGGATATAAGAAGTAGTAGTGAAATTTGTCTTGAACTGCCTTATCTCGTTCCAGCTGACTTCATTGCGTTTACACAAGCGATGGGAAAGCTGGATGTTGTTGTACTCAATGAATTACGCTGTCCGGAAACAGCCTCTGGTTCTATTTCGATTTTGATGTACGCTTGTGCTGGTGATGACTTTGAAGTTCAAGGTCCCAGGTCTTTTCCCCCTACTTATTCTCCTCAATCCAAACAATGGACTCAGGGAGCTGAGGTCGCAGTTTGTGATGTTATTGGAGATGAGCAGGAGGGTATGGCTAATTTAGATCATGCCTCAAAGACCTTTGGTGAGTACTTTTCATCAGTTAAGCAATTATTAAATCGTTATGCAAACTTGTCGTTTAGTGGTACTCCGTCTTCGGGATCAACCAGATTTATCTGGCCCTGGAGTATTGGAACCACTGTGACATTGAGTACTGGTGTCACTACATATGGTTTTGTAGGATATGCCTTAAGTTTCTTTGGTCCAATGTATGCTTTTAAGCGAGGATCAGTGAGACTGGGAATATTACAATACTCTGCGAGCGCAATTGTTAAGAATGCGTTTCTTAGTCTTGTTACATCGAGCAGCTATGTTAATACTCTGAAAGATGTCATATACACGCCAACATTTACCACGTCGTTGGAAGGTGATACGTACACGACGAGTTATCTTACTCGTCCCGGACCTTGTCCGGCAATTTTTTCAGATGGAACCGTGCAGAATGAATTTATTCATGTGCCATTTTATTGCAACAATCGAATCTCGTTGAACGTTAAAAATTCAACTTCGAATAAGATTGTGTCTTCGGACTCTTTGCCGTTGAATGGTGTAATTTTTGCAAATTTCTTTTCTACCATAGCAAATCTAGTCGTCAATCGATCGTGTGGTGACGACTTTCAACTTTCGTATTTTATTGGAGCTCCACCCCAATTCAATACTTCCACTTAAAAAGGACATGAATTTCCTTCCGCTTGAATCGGCGGTTAGACAGGCACATCTTGGATCGATGGTGTGTTTGTGTTTTATAG